TAGCTTTACGCCGTACCGGCATACAATTCCTCTTGTCTATCTGCACGAGGAAAAGCTTATCGAGCAGCGCGACGACGCAAACGCACTTATCTCTGGCGAGCCTACGTCATGGGCGATCATAGGCGATACGGCCTATGTAGATGTCGAATGCTCCGAGGATTTCCCCGGCATCCTCCTCTACTACAAGCTTCCAGCGGCACTATCAGTGTCGAACACAACGAACTTCCTTACAACGCGCTACCCCTCGTTGCTCCGCTACGCCTGTCTGGCGCGTGCGTATGAGCACATGAAGGATGCTCAAAGCGCGCAGCAGTACGATTTGAGGGCTATGGGGGCTCTGGCGGAAGCCATGCAGACCGATGAAATGTGGCGGCGTGGGCAATATATCCCAGCCGGTTAATGGAGACTCCCAGTGGCCGATACTGTTACTCCAAATATCAAGATCACAAACCAGACTGAAGGTGGAAACAACAACACCTGGGGCGTGATTGCCGATGCGAACTTTGAGCGCATAGATGATGTGATGGGTGACGTAACGTCTGTTGTCACGACTGGTGGCAATACGACGCTCACGGACACTCAAGAGCTTGTCAATGCCGTCGAGGTTTCAGGAACGCTTGTATCAAACGCGACCGTTACATTCTCTGGTCGCGGCGGTGCTTGGATCGTCAAGAACGAAACTACTGGCGACTACTCTGTAACGTGCTTGGTTTCGGGTCAGACGGGCGTTGTCATTCCTCCCGGAACGCAAAAGCTAGTCTACTGCGACGGCGTAGACATCCTGTTCGCTGTTACAGATCCAGCAACTTCGGCGGAAGTCACGGTTGCCAGTGCTGCAACGACTGACATTCTCGGTGCTGGTTCTGAGTTTATTGCAATCTCTGGCACGGCTACGATCACATCTCTTGGCACTGGTCCGAACGTAAAGCGGTTCGTGCGTGCTACAGGAGCTTTCACACTTACACACAATGCGACGAGCTTAGTCATTCCCGGCGCAGCGAATATCACGGTTGCTGCTGGAGATACGTTTGTCGTGATCTCTGACGCATCTAGCAATGCTCGCGTGTTTGCGTATCAGCGCGCAGCCTATGTGCCACCGAAAGATGCTCTGAACAGTTCTGAAAATCCTGATCTCGTCGCCATTGAAGCCTTGGCTGGAACAACCGGCGCTTTGCGCAAGACGGCGGCTAACACATGGGCTCTTGATGATGGAACGACGACGATCACATTCATCAGGGATGGAAATGGAACAGTTCTCCCGACAGGTGTGATGGGAGACATACAGATCCCGTTTGCTTGCACGATAACAGGCTGGACGTTGCTTGCTAATGCGAGCGGATCAATTGTCATTGATATTTGGAAGGATACCTACGCGAATTATCCTCCAACGGATGCAGACAGCATCACTGCAGCGGCAGTGCCGAGCATTACGTCAACGACGAAAAATACAAGCTCGACCCTTACAGGCTGGACGACGAGTATTGCAGCCAATGACACTCTTCGATTCAACATTGATAGTGTCACTACGATAACCCGAATCTCTCTTCTTCTACACGTCAAGAGGTTCATCTAATGACCGCGAAAGTTATCTTCATAACTGCAACGGGCTATAGCTCTTGGACTGTTCCTCAAGACTGGAACAGCGTCAATAATTCTATTGAGTGCATTGCAGGTGGCGGTAGGTGCGTTAGCTCTGGCGCGAGCCAAGCCGGTGCTGGTGGCGGTACATACGCTCGTAAGAACAATATGGCACTCGTTCCCGGTGCTTCCGTAAACTATCAGGTCGGGAACGGGACTGGCGATATTGCTGCGCGAGATACGTGGTTCAACGGCACAGCATATGCAAATGGGCTTTGCGCGGCATCGGCAGGGCGTGACGGCGGCGGAACGACTGGTGGCGTCGGCGGTGTCGGCGGAACGGGCGACGTTGTTTATGCCGGTGGTGCTGGTGGTCCTCGCGGATCGTCATCATCTGACGATGGAAACGGCGGCGGTGGTGGTGCTGGCGGTCCTCATGCTGCAGGTGCAGCCGGTGGTCAGGGCGGCACTGGTACAAGCTCGAATGCTGGTGGCTCTGGTGGTGGTGCAGATGGCGGCGTAGCTGGCTCCAAGGGCGGTGGAACTTCAGGCGCAACCGGCGGCAACAACCGTTATGGATACGGCGGTGGCTCTGGCGGCGCTCCCGGTCAAGCAGGCACCCATGGCGGCGGCGGTGGCGGTGGCAATACGGGTAGCAACGGTGGCAATGGTGGTGCTGGATACCCTGAATGGACTGCTACGGCTGGCGGAACGGCTGGTCCGGGTGGTGGCGGCGGTGGTGCTGGTCAGGGCTCGTCCACTGGCGGCGGTCAGGGCGGTCTTTATGGCGGCGGCGCAGGCTGCGGTGAGTCTGGAACGGACTATGGCGGTCAGGGCATCATAGTCATCACTTACGAGCCAAATACTGCACGTAGCACAGTAATTATAGGGTGATGAGATGGCATCAAAACCGCCTATCGCCCTAGACATCCCTGCTGGGATCGTAAAGGTAGACTCGCCCAATGCAGCAAAGGGCCGGTATACCGACTGCGATAAGGTCAGGTTTGAGCGCGGTCGCCCTGAGAAATGGGCCGGATGGATAGCACACCACGATCAGCAGCTTAACGGATCTGCACGCGGCGCTCTGTCATGGGTCAACCAGTATGGCCAGACAACGGCTGCTATTGGGACGAACCTGAAACTCTACGCCATTACTGGTGGCGACACTCTGGCGGACATTACGCCTGTCAGGTCAACAGGAACGCTTGCAACAGATCCATTCGATACGACGATAAGCTCAACGACCGTAGTCGTTACCCACACAGCTCATGGCGCGGAACAGGGGGACTATGTAACGTTCTCCGGCGCGACGGCTGTTGGCGGCATTACGATTGACGGCGAATACCAGATTACAGTGAAACTCGGTGTTAACAGCTACGAGATCGAGCACAGCGTAGCGGCAACGTCCACTGCAACGGGCGGCGGTGCTGCGGTAGATTACGAATATCAGATCAACACTGGAAGCTCTGGCACTGCCGCAGGTCTGGGCTGGGGCGCTGGTCCGTGGGGCGAGAGCACTTGGAGCACGCCACGCGCAGACGGCATTCCTATCGAGTTCAGGTTTTGGTCGCTTGCAGCTTACGGCAACGATCTTCTTGCCAATCCATCTGATGATAGCCTCTTCTTCTGGCAGGAAGATACGGATGATAGGGCACCAATAGTTACCAATGCCCCGGCTAATATCCGCGCCATGTTCGTTACCGGCGAGCGGTTTATCTTCGCCCTTGGCACGTCAAGCCCAATGACGGTGCAGTGGCCTGATCGCGACGACATGACAGATTGGACGCCAACGGCGACGAATACGGCCAACATCAGGACGCTTCAGGAGGGATCGAAGCTCATGGGCGGATCGTCCCTTGCGGACGGTGTAAGCCTCGTCTGGTCCGATACTGGTGTTTATCTGTTCCAGTACACGGGATCGAGCTTCATCTACGACTCTCGTCTCGTTGCTTCGAACGCTGGCTTGCTTGGCCCTCTTGCCTTTGCCAAGTCTTCAGGTTCGGCGTTCTGGATGGGTGCAGCAGACTTCTATATGTATAACGGCAGCGTTCAGGGCATACCAAATGCAGCGGACATCAAAGATTACGTCTTCTTGAACATCAATGAGACGAACGCCGACAAGACATGGGCGATTTTCGACCAGCAGACGAACCAGATCCGCTGGCACTACTGTTCAGCTCTGTCTGACGAGCCCGACCTGTACGTGGATGTGTCGCTTGACGACTGGTCATGGACGGTCGGTACGCTCGATAGGACGACTGGGTGTCTTTACCAAGAAGACATAAAGACAACTCTTCTTGTCGATCACGACGGGTATATCTTTCAGCATGGCACTGGCCGTGACGCCGACACTGCGGCGCTTGAGTCATACATCACGTATGGGCTCTATGCCATCGGTGACGGCAGCGCGAACGTTGATGTGATGGGCGTTATTCCTGACACTCAGCGCCAGACGGGCAACCTGTCTTATGAGGTCTACACAAAAGAGCGTCCTAACAGCGCTTCAAACTTTGATAGCCAGACATTGACCGTGACTCCAACTACGGAGATTGCGGACTCAAGGATTTCTGGACGCCATTTTGGCATGACAGTTCGTTCTAACGTCGTTGGGGGAGATTTCCGGCTAGGCATCCCCAAGCTGGAAATAGGGCCATCAGGGGATAAGAGATGAGGCCAGTATTCTTAGCTTCGGTTCCGAGTGATCCTCAAGCCAAGCTTGACTGGTGCGTTCGCGCCATTCAGCAGATTGCTCGCTCGTCTCAGAGCGCAGATCCGAACGTTGTTGCAGATGGATTTGCTCTTTCTAACGTAACGGAGTCCCGCACCCTCAACGCAGGCGGCGGCGGCGCATCGCATCAAGACTTGGTGAATGTCGTCGCTACGTTTCTGCAAGATCTGCAGAAGCGCGGATCTAAGGGGGACTCGGTATGAGCTTTACAATTGAGCAGGCGGACAACAGCGAAGAAACCTACATGGAAGTCCTTGAGCTTCTTATGAAGCTCTTTGAAGAGGGAGGGTTCGCCCCTTGGGATCTCGATGAGGCAACATCGGCTGTCTATAACACTCTGAGCGAAGGCAATGTCTTCGTTGCCAAGAATGACCGTGGTGAAATGGTCGGAACGATTGCCATGACGGAAACTGCGTTCTGGTACTCGAAAACGACGTTCCTTCATAATCTCTGGTTCTATGTCCTTCCTCGTTACCGGCGCGGGAAGGTTGGCGTCGAGCTGATGAAAGCCGTTCGCCAGCGTGCCGATGAACTTAAAAAGCTTGCCTTCGTGAACGTCGATAACCCCCGTCGTCGTACCAAGAAGACAAAGATGACGCTCGTGTCTCAGGAAGCTGGGTACGTTCCGAGCGGCTACACCATCAGAGCAGGATAGCGCGCTATGGGTACTAAGCAGAAGACTTCTTCCAAGCAGCAAGAGAAGTTGCCTGAGTTCGTCAAAGAAGGCGGCGAGTTTCTCGTCGGTCAGGCAAAGGAACTTGCTACAAAGCCCTATGAAAGCAATGTTCAGCAGTTTGCTGACTTTACTCCTGAGCAGAATGCTGCGTTTGGAAACCTGAGAGATTTTCTGAGTGGTGATGCCCAGCAGCTAGGTCAGGAGTCTCTTGATCTTACCCGGAATTATGCAACGCAGCCCGGTCAGACCGTAACCGCAGAGCGTGTGGTCGATGAGAATGGCCGTCTCGGTGCAATTGCAGACTACATGAATCCATACGTTGATGCGGCCCTTAATCCCGCAATTGCACGTATTCAGGAAGCAGCAGACCGCAGGCAGAAGTTTGGCATTGATCCAGCGGCAATCAGGTCTGGTGCTGCTGATGATGCGCGGCATGGCGTCGAGTCTGCAATGCTGAACAGGGACACTATCCAGAGCATCGGTGATCTTTCAGCCAAGTTCTATTCGGACGCCTTCAATCAGGCTCTTGGGCAGCGCAATCAGGATCAAACGAAGTTCATGCAGGCCGACCAGTTGCAGGGTGGCTTTAATGAAGAAGCCTTGAACCGTGCAGCCAAGGGCGCTCAGGGTCTTCAGGACTATACCAACTATCAAAGTGGTGTTGCCGATCTCCTTCGCTCGATTGGCGAGCAGTATCA